CTGGAACATGGCGTTTAAAAAATAGAAAGTTCTGCTCCCAAAATTGTTTTTATTTATCCCGAATTAAAAAAACAATTAATTAAATCCGTTCGCCTTCTTTAATGTCTATTCCTTCACTTTGTAATTGTCCTTTTACAACTTCAATAGCGGGGCGAAATGTTTTTCTCGCGGGAATGTTTTGACTTGGAACGCCATATTCCATCCATATTGCCTGTGGAACTGTAGATTCAACTACTTTTTTATTAGGCGTATCCAATGCCAATTGGATACTACTTAAAAATGAACCCGTATCAATGAGGGGATAAGATGAACCTTTTTGCGCAATTGTGGACGGCGTGTTGGGAATCAAGGGAACTCCCCCCTTTAAAATGTTGCGCTTGATTTCACTGATGAGAGAAAAAGCAATTTTATACAACGCCTTTTCCTGCGTTGTTTTCACTTCTTTGCTTAACTCGTCCAACGCTTTTTGCGTTTCCTTAACGCCTTTGACTTGCAGTTTTATCATGGTTGCACACTTCTAATAAACGCGCGTCTGTAAATTAAAACTCCGTCTAATTCATAAGTGCGCAACCCGTTATCCAAAATGTAAAAACTGCCAATTCCGGATAAGACCAAATTGCCTTGAGCAGCAATAGTCAATCCTGATGGTGCAAATATTTTACGATCGGATGAAGTTAAAACTCCTTGTTCTAAAAAGTGAGCGTCTTCTCCTCTGGAATCTAAAGTGGTTATTATTACACTGCCGGCTAATACCGTCCCGCTGGCTGACCGGCTGGAATTTTCATCATAATCAGAAGCGGTAAAAGAAATGGTAGTATTCTGAAAGGTACAGCCTCTGCCGTGAGCGTTCACAGTGGTGGAAAAGTTGGCTTCTAATTGAGTTCCAATATTGCTTGCCATAATCTAGCCCTGGCCTCCTGAACTCCAAACCTTTGCATACCTTACCCTTCGTCCCAATCCTTTCAAACTGGCATTTGCACGATCTAACGCGCTTTGAATTTCTCCTCCAATTGCATCAGTCGCCCCTTTGGAAACGGTAAACTCGCCCAAGGAAACGTTGAATCCAACTCCAACGGAATGCAATTTGCCCAATGCTTGAGCTCTGCCCAAGTGGTATAAAATGGATTGATATTTTTCGTCAATGCTGGTTCCAATGCTTTCGTCCAAAATGTTTTGAACGTCAATCCTTGCCATGTCGACCATGTCGGATATGATAGTGCCGCTTATGGTTGATGGCAGATTGTCAATGGAATCGTAAATTAACGCTCCAATTGAACCAGTGTTACGCGCGACCATTTAAATCACTCGTAATAGATTGAAAAGCTGTCAACTATCTTTGCATCTCCCAAGCCTGACCCTGTGAGCAATACAACGTTGTTTACTGCTTGTTCCGCCCAAACGTTTCCTGATTGAAAGTTTAACGTATTTCCCAAATTGTCGTTGATCAAAATCTTTGGATAAACCGTTGTACTGGCTGAAAAGCTTTTAATAACGCAAAGCCGTTCTGCTGTTCCGCCTGAAACGTTCAGCATCAAACTTCCCGTGGAAGTGGAATCGTTGAAATCGGCGACAACTTTTATTATTTTGCCTCTAATTGGATGTGCGGAGTAATGCGAGATTTTTCCATCAGCATCAGAAGTCAAGGCTATTGCTGTACCGCTTTGAAAAGTATAAACTTTAATGTCATTTCCCATTTTAAAAAACACCTCTTCACTGAAAAGTCCGAGAGACTCTTTTTTGTATTCAATTGGTTTAAGTATGAAAAAAGGGAAAATGTTTTGGGAAAAAATGGAGGTTATTACTTTACTCCAATTGCCTGCCAAAGAAATTCTCTGGTAGCCAGCACTGCAGAGTTTGCAGTAAAGCTTCCAGTTCCATCAGCTGTTACGTACATGTAATCCAAAGCACCGCTTGCCAAGGGTTGAATGTAAACCGATGGTCGTCCGGTAAACGGTTTTGGATATGCAACTACCAAGGTTGCACTTGAACAAGTTCCCGACCCGGCTTGCAAGAATAGCGGGGATGATGCAGTATTTGCAGGCGATCCTGTTGTCGCGACTGCAAAGGGCAATCCTCCCAATGTTCCCGAGCCAACGAATAACAATTGTCCTCCGGAACTTGTCGTAAATATTGACGTTGTTCCTGAAGCAGTTGTAAGTGTTGCTGTTGCAATTGAACCGGTTAAAAAGTTTCCGGTTCCACCCGACTGTGTCAAGAAAACTGACGTTGTTCCTGAAGCAGTTGTAGCGTGTGCTTGGGGCATTGTGCCTGTTCCTGCGATTAAAATATTATTTCCCGAATGGGTTGTAAACGTTGTGGTTGTACCGCTTATGGTTGTTACGTATAAACTTCCGAGCGTTGCCAATTCTCCTGCGTCAATTCCTCCTGCGGAAAATTGATCTGGAGTGTTCAACCCATCTGTAAGAGCATTTGCCATATTTTTTTCACCTCATTTTTTTGTTTTAACTGAATTTAGAAAAATAAAACCCCCAAGCTTTACTTAGGGTAACTACTGTTTAGTTTTAGCTGCTTGTAATCTTTGCTATACTTCCCGCTCGCAACTGTCTGCAGACTAATCTCTGAGTAATCACAGCCCCCGACAAATCCCTAGTCTTGTCATCATAACTTTCAACCGTAATAGGCCGCTTTTCAGCAATAACAAACGCTTGCGATTTATCAAAAACGTAAGCCGAAGTGCTAGTAATAAGCGCAGCTGAAACTTCCACGACCTCCATGCCATAAACCTTTCCAACCAAACCGTTTTCAAAAGCTTCCCTGGAACCAAGCTTGTCAGCTTCTACAAAAGTGTCAATGTTTCTCAAATCATTGGCAACCTCCGGGCCAACAAGCAAAGTTGTAGCATGGAAATCAGAATCCTCCAAATACTGCATTGCACGAGTAACGTTTGCAATTGAAACCGCAGTTCCACCCGCAACAGTATTGCTTGCGTTATCCAAAGCCTGCGTTATAATCAAACTTGTTTCATTTTCGGCAAGTTCAACTCCGGCACGCATGACATTAAACTGCAGCAACGGAAACTTTCCATCCTCCGCCATTTCCTTAGTAATAAACGGTCGAACTCCATACTTTACCGGCTTTAAATTAAAACTGGTATAACCGTTTACCTGTACAGGAACGCTTGCACCCTCTGCAACTCGAACAACATTGATCGAATCCGCAGTTTCCAAATTTACATCAATTGACGAACCTGGAATTCCATCAGGTCCAATGTACAGAGCAGCATACTGCCGTCCAATCAACTTCTTTTGAACCGCTTTAATAAGTTCAGGGTAAATCTTCTTCTCAATCAACAAAGAACCTTCAGTTCCCAATCCTGTTGACGTATATTCTTTTATATCCACCATAATTATTTTTCACCTCACAATAATTTTTTTTTACAAGTTCAAGGAAACAATTGCAAAATTTGCCTCATCTGCAGCCGTTGACAATGCACGTCCAATTGGATACTCAGTCAAAGCAACTGAACCAGTTGAAACCTTTTCAACACAATTTGCATAACCAACAAAAGTTACAGGCAAACCGCCAGAAACTCCATTCGAACCAGCCGGCAAAATAAAGTAACCCTTTGTAGCAACTGCAAGAAAACCTCCACTTGCCGCATTGTTCAATGCAATTCCCAAAACATTTTCAACATGCTCTCCGGCAGTACCTGAAGCCTTTGCAACCGAAATTTCAGAAGCGCCATTAAAAGTGCTCAAAACTGAACCAACAACATTAGTTCCTGAAGTCCATCTGACCAAATCTCCACCCGAAACGGTTGAATCCGCTTTGGCAGAAAAACTAATTCCCAAATCATCCAACAATAAAAGTTGATCGTATGCCATATTTTTTTATTCACCCATTAAATTTATACTTTGAAAAAACCCTTTGCATCAGGCTTTGCCCAAATTGCAGTGCCCTCTTTGGTTTGCTCTTTTTCAAAAACCAATCCGCTTTCCTCCTTTACTTCAACGCTAGCGTTGACAAATGCCTTTCCCTTTTTCAAATTCTCTTCCAACAATTTCTTAAGATTTGAAACATCCTCTTTCAATTGTTCCAATTCGTTCATTTTTTCCTCACCTTTCTTCTTTTTATCTTCGTCCGAATTTTCATCTTCAGCTTCCTTTTTATCCTCTGGCTTCTTGGGCTCTTCACCTTCAGCTTCTTCCTCCTTCTTTCCACCTTGCAGCAAAGAATCAATCTTTGCATTCAAACCTGCCAAAGCCTTCAAAACATCTTCCAAAGAAAGCGCCTGTCCTGGCGCTGGTGCTTGAGGCTGTTGGGATTGTGGTGCAGGATTTGGTTCGCCGTCTTGTTCGTTAACTTTCATTTTATTTTGCACCTCGTTTAATCTTAACCTTGATTCGAATCTCTCTGCAACCGCCATCAACGGTTTTGCAGATTGAGCTTGAAAAATAACTGCATTTGAATCCCCTGGCACAGCCACAAGGCTTAGTTCCAAAAAGGAAATTCCCTTTGCAGTTACAACGTCTCCCTCTCCCTCCTTTTTTTCTTTTACCAATTCCCTTACTTGCGCGCCGATTGAAACGTTTTTAATCCGCCCGTCTTCAATCATTAATTTTACTTTCTCATCCATTATCCGCGCGCGGAATGCAATTGCATCCCCGTCAAATTCAGCGCTTTCAACAACTCCAACAATAGAATCAATTTTTTGATCATGATCCTTCAGCACCGGTTTCCCCACCAACGAAGCCGCAGAAAGGCTAAGCTCTTCAGCAGTATATTTGACATTATTTCTTGTAATAGTAGTGTTGATTGCAATTCCAGAAATTGCATAAGATCCGGAAGTGTAAGCCTCCTTTTGAATTGGAACAAAATATTCAAAAACAAAACTTCCAGTCGTAACCATAAAATTTACCATTTATTGTAATGAAAATATTGCCTGGTCTTGTGCGTTTCAAGCCGGTTTCCTCTTGCAGTGTACGAGTCAACGTTTAACTCTCCCGTTCCGTATAATTGTCCTCCAACTTTCGAGCCATAGCCTTGCAAGTGCCAATTGGGATTGTCCAAGTTTGGCAAGTCTTCGTTGTCAATTGCAGCGTTTCCAGAATTGCATTCGTGAACATAGTCTGAGTCGTAAGATTGTGCTGAAAAGCGTTGATTGCAATTATCACAAAGATGTATAACCATTCTTCTCGCGCTTAAAAGTGCGGGCGAATATTTAAATGTTTGGATTCAACTTTCCTTCAAAGTAGAGCTTGTGAACTTCCAAGAGTTTGTCCTCCCTGTCTTTTTTTGCCATTGCCGCTTTTTGATAATGCTTGTAGCAAATTCCTTTTCTAACTCCATCTGGAAATCTGGTTGCAATTATTCCAAGCCAAGGTTTTTCAACTTTTTCTTCAACACATAAAACGCAAAAAGGACGATTGTCTGCCATGTTAATTAAAAAGGAAAACTGGAATTTAAACGTTTGGATTATTTAAGAATAGGTATAAACGTACATCTATCATTAGGATGAAGTGGTAACATATCTTTAGCCTCTTCTAAAGAAAATATCCTACCCTCCAACTTGGAACACTCCGAATCAACACGTTCATCCTTAGCAGTCTGAAATTGAACCGCCTTAACCACGCCGGACTTAACCGCTGCTCGAACTAATGCCGCGTTCTCGCTCCGGCTAAGTTCAGTGCGTACGACTGCCTCGGCTCTGACTTCATCCCCTTTAAACAGTTTTGCAACTTGTTTGGTAGCTTTACCAATTCCCGCCTTCTGCTCCACGGCTTGAATCAAAATCTTTCGCAACGCCTCCCGCTTTCTATCGCTTAAATCTGACACTTCTGAAAAAGAATAACTTTTTAAAAAGTTAACAACAAACGGAAACACTTTAAGAGAATATGCAACACTCTCACTTACAGAAAACCATTCATACTTATTCGGCTTCAACTCTCCAACGCCAAAAAATTCAATCCTGTTAAAATCCTCTTCACCAAAATCATAACTCAACGGCTGATCAGAATGAACCGGAAAAGGGTTAAACGGCTGCGATTGAACAGCCTGCTGAGGCGTAAAGTCAATCTTATCCAAAGGCAACCCCAAAACTTCGGCGTACTTCCTTTCCAACGCCGTCCTCAAACCGGGAGACAAGGTTCCAACATTCAACGCTTGAACCAAGTTAGCCAAATCCTCCTTTGCCTCATCCTCGCTGGAAGCATTCCATTGAATGTCAACCCAATCCAAGTCATTCTCCTTGGGATGCAAGCCGTGAAACTCCAGCAATGGAATAATAATCTTGTTGACAACAACTTCCTCCAAAGCACTCTGAACCGCCTTAGTATGCGAAGCCAAATTCTCCATTTGAGCCTGCGCCAAACCCTCAGGAACATTCGCCCTGCCAAGCATTACATGCGGAATCTTCAACGCGTAAATAAAATTAGCCTCGTAATGCTCCAAAAATGGCACAAAATTGATAAACTTGTCACCCAAACCCACCACGTTAATATCAACCAAGTGACTGGTAACCCATTCAGTACGGTTTTTCAAAACAGTCAAATCGCTTGCAAAATCTGAAATATCAGACGAACTTGCCGGATTCAAATCCGAACCAATCTTAACATGATAAGGAGCATTTGCCTTTCTGCTCAAAATGATTTTAATAGCCTCCTCCAAGCCAAGCTTTTGGAACAGCATTGACACTTTTTCATTGCCAACAATAGGACGCAGCAAACTCACGCCATAAGCGGAATCTCCAACCTTGTCAACAGCAAAATGAATCACTTCATCGGGAGTAAAATCAATCTTGTGAACGCCATCATACTGCGTATATCCAATCACTTCGCCGTAATCGTCACGTTTGACAAAAATAAACTTTGGATCCAACGTTTTCAAAAAAGGCTTTCCGGAAACCCACGTAAGTTCAACAAAAGAATTGCCGTAAATCAAAACATCCCGCAAAATCCGTCTAAGCTTCAAATCGAAGGAAGATAATTTAAAACATTTCTCTACAATCGCCCGACCGCTTTCATTGTCGGAAACAAATTGCAAACTTCCACGCATTACATAATTAACATGCGTGTCAATCGCCCCCTTTATCATTGGAATCAACAGGTAAGCGTTTTCATAAACTTGAAAATCGTAAGGATGATCTTCTCCGATTTCTTTGGTCATTTTAAACTTTCTAAAACCTGGAAGCAATGCCTTGTGATACGCTTCAGTCAAATCAACCGTTTCGCCAAAACCTTTGATAAAATGTTCCTGTCTTTGAGTTGGCGTTTCAGCCTGCTTTGTTTGGCTTCCGAAAATTCGTTCAAAAATTGTTGGCACAAGAGTTTCACGCTTAAAATGACGGTTGAATATTTAAATCTTTTGCCGACTCACGCTTTAGCGCTCCATCCACCATTTCTACTACAAGTTTTTCAAACGTGATGGTCGGCTCCCAGCCCAGCTTTTGCTTGGCTTTGGTTGAATCTCCGCATAAGTAATGCACATCGTTAGGCCGCAAGAATCGCGCGTTAATTCTAACATGATTTTCCCAGTTTAATCCCGCGTGCGAGAATGCAATTTGGCAAAACTCTTTAATGCTTCTAACATGACCCGTGGAAATAACGTAATCCTCAGGCGTGTCCTGTTGTAGCATTCGCCACATTGCTTCAACGTAATCCTTGGCATGCCCCCAATCCCGTATGGCTTCCAAGTTTCCAAGCTCTAACGTGTCCTGCTTGCCTAATTTAATTCTAGCCACTGCTTCGGCAATCTTCTGCGTTACAAACTCGCTGCCACGTTTTTGTGATTCATAATTAAACATAATACCATTGCATGCAAATAAGTCGTAAGCTTGTCTATACATTTGCACCATATGAAACGCTGCCAGCTTTGAAATACCGTAAGGACTTGCAGGAGTCATTCGACTTTCCTCTCTAAGCATAACGCCTTGATGGTTTGCATTTCCAAACATTTCAGACGTAGACGCGTTATAAAATCGAGTTTCTGGCGAAAACTCTTTCACCGCCTCCAACAATCTCAACGTTCCCAACGCGTTCGTTTGGAATACGGTTTCTGGTTGAGTAAAGCTTGAACCAACAAAACTTTGAGCGCCTAAATGATATAATTCTAAAGGCTGCACTTTTTTGACAATCGCGTCCAAGCTCTGCTTGTCCGTCAAATCACCATCATGTAATGTAATGCGATCCGCAATGTGAGAAATACGGCTAAGATTAGAAGTAGAACTTCGCCTGACAATTCCATGCACCTCGTAATTTTTTGATAAAAGCAAATCTGCCAAATAACTTCCAGCCTGCCCTGAAATTCCTGAAATAAGCGCAGTTCTAAAAATGGTCATACTTTCTCAACCTCTTCGCCAACTTTCACGCTATTTTCATCTATTTGTTTTTGAACTTCGGGCGAAAGTTCGCCCGTTGCGAATGACTCTTGATGAAAAAGTCCAGACTCATCCTTAATATAAAAAGAAATAACCGCTCCGCTAGCGGTCATATTTAGTTTATGCATCATAGAATTCATTAAAATACATATTAATTGAAATTGGATTGTAATCAAACTGACATTATTCAACGGCTTTCCACCCGAAGCAGTTGAACTGTTCATCATTTTACTAAACTTTTCACAAAAATCTTTAGACTCCATACTTTTTCAATACCTCAATCGCTTTCAAACTATTAACAATTATTTAATTGTTTGTCTAGTAACTTTATAATTTTCAAACTCGTTTTCTCCCACGTCCAATTTTCAACATTTTTGACAACGCTCGGTCTGACAATCGGCTTGCCTTTGGCAATTTCAAACACTTCACGCATCAACTTTTTCAAATG